ATTTCGGCTGGCGCTCTTAGCGTTTGGGCTTCCGCCTGACGTTGAGACTGCTCTCTTTCCCACTTACGTTGTTCTCTTGCAAGTCGTTTGCCAATTGCTGCATCAAGCTCTTCTTGGGTAAAAACCTTCGATGGCTCTTTTGCTTCTTCAGCGACTTCCGGCGCAATTATGTTTGTCTCAGGAGTGGCCGTCACTTCTGGAGCTAGCGCGGAGTCTACTTCCGCTAAGGGTTGTTGGACTTCTTCAGTCATTTTGAATCTCAATGATTCCCTGGTGAACCTCACCAGTACGGGTTTTGGCCATTATGCCGTCAATGCGGCAACTTTGGCTTGGAAATCTTTAACGCGAGAGTCAAGCAAAGCTTGGTCAGCAGTCAACTTGGCTTGAACAGCATCCAAGCGGGCTTGGTTCTCACGCTGTTGCAGCTCACGGGTATCGGATGTGGATTCACGAACAGCCAGTGCGGTTTCACGGGAAACGCTATCTGCGTTGAACGTTTTAACCTGGTCAGCCAACTCGGCTTCACGGGCAGTCAATTCGTCAAGCTTGATTTTGGCTTTGTCGTTTTTGTCTTTGGCAGCGGCCACCAAGGCAGCGGCTTGTTCTTTGGCTGTGGCCAACTCTTGCGCGGCTGTTTCACGGTCAGCCAACGCATTTTGAACCGCAGACATTGCACCTTGGCGTTCAGCCAATTCTTTTTGCAGATTAACCAAAGTGGTCAAGTCCGCAGGCAGTTGTTTCTGAATGTACTCAATCAGATTAGTGTGGTTCATAGAACCGCCATCACCATGAAAGTCCATGATTTAATCCTTTAAGCGTAGTAAGTAACGTTTAACTTTGCGCCTGCGGTTTGCTCAATAAATTGAATCTGAGACAAGTCGCCGTCGTATTGCAAAGTAACACCTGCTGCCAAAGGCATACCGACAGACGCGGTAGGTGCTACGCCGTCATCACGCCAGCGCACAGTTTGGGTTTCTGGGGTGATGATCGCAATGCGAGGGGTACCTACCAAACCAGTCAAATTTCTGGCAGGTACTGTTAATTTAGTGGCTGAGCTAAGACTTGTGATCTGCTGATACCCCATTACAGAGGTAATTGCCTTTAGGTTAATTGCCATTCAAAATCTCCTTCTTTCGGTGAATGACCGAAGTTTGACCAAAGTCTGCTCAATGGTGTTGATAATAGCAGAAAAGAAACTGCCTGAAAAGAAAGCGCCGTTGTAGAAATCATTCATACCTAAACCAATCGCTCCAAAACCATCACACTTGAGGTTTGCAAGGTTACCGCAGACGCAGCAACCTCGGTAGCAAACCTGACTTGGAAATTACCAGCATTTGCGCCATTGGTAATGATTCCTGAAATCCTTGCTGTTTGATTGGTGTTGATGGCAGTCACACCAGTTCCCAATACGTTACCTGTATTAATGTCCGCTGCATTCGGGAAAATTTTTCTTAACTGAGAAGCCGCCGCCGTAGTGGTGACTGGAACAACCACTTCAACCGAGCAAACACACCCTGTTGGAGAGGTAAATCCAAGGTTTAAACCAGTGGTAGTCGCCGCACTTTGGAATGTTACAAAGCAATTAATGCTGTATGTGGCGTTTGCTACCAAAGCCTCAACCAATTGCGTGACATCAGCTAAAGCAGTGGTGGTTGATTGTTGTGTTGACGTTAGCCTATCAATAGTTGGGGTAAAAACAGCAATAGGGGTGTTTGTTACTGAGGTAACTTGTCCTTGAGCGTTTGTTGTAAAGACTGGTATTTGCGATGCCGAGCCATATGTGCCAGCCGTTCCTGTGTTAGCAATATTAAATGTGAAGCTTGGCGATTCATTTAACCCTGTACCCGCTGTATAGGTAATTGGTGCGGCAAACTGCTGAAAAACAAGTGCTGTTGTGCCAATCGTTATTGGTGGAGGGGTCTGTTGCACCCAAGCTGTGTTTACGTTAGCCGTTCCGCTAGTGACAAGAAAGAAGTCTCCCTCATCAATCTGGTTAACTCCAGTGCCAACAGTATTGAAATCAGTTGCTCGGGTCAGAATGTACGGTGTTCCAGCACTACCAACTTGTGTGACAACGTACACGCCGTTATTTGCGCCAGTAGCTTCATTTTTTACCAGTATTCGCTCTGCAACAACAGTCAGTGTTGAGTCCACAGACAAAGCGCCATTGGCGGTTGCCGTAAGTGTTGCCCCTACGCCAGATGTTCCATTGTTGTAGGTGTTGGCTGGCAGAGCCGCAGTAGTTGCCAATGCCACTGCTTCATGAAAGTGAATGCCAGATGCAATTGCGTCAGCGTACTGCTTGTTAACAATGTCTGTGTTGTTGGTTGGAATCGTGGATATTGTGCCTGTAGTCAGCGCCACAGAGGTAATGTCTGTATTTGCCCCACTTGTTGCAAATCCAGTGATTGCGCCGCCAAGGGTTAAGTTTCCCGAACCTGTAACCGTACCTGACAAGGTTAATCCGCTGACCGTGCCTGTGCCACCTACAGAAGTAACTGTTCCTTGAAACTGATCAGCAGAGGAAATGGTGAAGTTAGGGTAAGTGCCAGTAATTGTTGTTGTACCGCCTTGGGTCAACGCAACAGTCTGATCTGGTGCAGTGTTAGTAATAACTAATGTTCCACTAGTTGTAATTGGGCTACCTGTAACACTGATACCAGTTCCAGCAGTTGCCGCAACACTTGTGACTGTTCCCAAGCCAGTAACGCCGGTGATAGAGCCGCCAGTGATAGCCACATTGTTGGCGTCTTGCTCAGCCATCGTACCCACACCAGTTAGCGTGTGCGTAGCATCCCAAGCCGTTGCGCCAGCCGCGCTAAACGAGCCGTCCGCAGGCGTAGAGTGTGTGACTGAGACTGTCATGCTAAGTATTTGAGTTTGTAGAGCGTACGCAAATAAATCTCAACAATGTTGTCGATAAGTTGTTGCAGCGCAGTATCAGTTTTGTCGCAAATTTCGTATCTGCCTTCTTCAATCTGCTTAAGTGAGTCTTCCAAGAATTCAATGATGTTGGACGTCTTTTTAGCGGAATGTAGCGTAATGGGGCCAATTAATCCATGACGGCCTTGGTAGGTTTCGGCAAAATCGTCAGCCGCGCCAACAATGCGGTCGTAGAAAATATTGAGCGCTTTGTGTTTGCTAAAGCTACGGGTGTTCAAATGCACACTGTGCGCTACATCTCTTGCCAAAAACAACAAGCCTAAAAAATCAGCAGCTTTCATTGGGGCATTCCTTGTGGTGGCATCATTTCTTCTTGCATTGGTTCTTCGCGCATTTCAGGCATCTGGTTCATCATGCTTTGCGATTCCATTGCCGCAGCGACTACGCCCATAGCAATATCTTGAATTTGTTGCTCAGTCATGCCTGCTTGCACCGCAGCAATTCGCTTGGTTTCGGCCTCATACATCTTGACTTCAGCTTCAAAATCTTTGCGTTGCATATCTTGCGCTTCAATCGACTTGCCGACGTTTTTAAGCATTTCATGCAGTTGATCCAACTCTTGACCCATAGCCTGCATTTGTTGCTCGGCAGCTTGCAACTCGGGCTGCTTGTCACCGTCTTCCATGAGTTTGGGGTCGATGGTCTTGGCAAACCGCTTGGCCATCTCTTGAGCACCTGGCCAGTCCATGTTCTTGACAAACAAGTCGCCAGCCACAGCCCACAAGCTTGGGTTGCCTTGCAGCAACTGGGCCATGGCTTCCAAGGCTTCTTGACGCTTGGTCGCGTACCCTGGGCCGGTGGCCACCACCACGTCGTACTTGCCGACGTTGGGGTTGTAAATCTTGTCGATCACGATGTCGTCTTGCATGATTTTCTTGACCGGCTCTTCCTGAGCTGGGTCAATTTTGACCATCTTAGTTTCGCCGTCCAAGCCAATGATGCGGGCCACACGCTGTGTGTCGTAAATCTTGGGGATCAAGTCCACCAACTGACGCACAATGTGACGCACACCACGGGCCAAATTGTCGCCATAGTGGTATGTACCTACGTCGCCTTCACGTTGACGCGCAAGAATTGCTTTTCCTGAGCGTTCGTTTGAGCCCATGCCCAAAGATGCGTTGTATTGGCCAGTAGACGACTTGATGTCCTCAGACGCGCCAGCTTTGGCTTGCAACAGCCCGCTGGAGGCCATTGGAGGCTGTGCACGGGCTGGCAGCGGCAACATATTGCCAGAGCCGTCTGTGACGTCTGGATTGACCTCCAGATACGGCCAGTTGTTGGTGTTGGCCGTTTTCCACTGATTCTCGTACCCTTCAAACTGGCCACCGTAACCAATAAACGGCGCTTTGGGGGCCAATGCCAGCATCTCTGCTTCTTGGCTCACCCAGTAGTTGTACATGCGCTGGGCGTCCTTGGCGTTACGCACCAAGCCCGACACATACAGGCGACCATCGACTTCAAATTCATTGCCGACGATGCGGACTACTGGGATGTATTTCCCCGCCCAATCGCGTTCTTCAAGAATTTCATAGCCGTTGATCTTGCAGTATTTAATCTTGACACGATCCGACTCACGACTTCTTTTAGGTTTGCCATAAATTGCTTTCAGTTGTTTGTCTTCGGGTGTGTTTTCAAAAGCGGTCACGTTCCCTGGGTACAAGTTGAGCGTCGCGCGGTCGTAGTCCAGATAGTAGTAATCGGCCACGCGGATGGTGTCTTCAGTGAGCCACTGGCTCAAATTCTGGTCGCCCACACCCAGTGTTTGCAAGGTGGTGATGGGCGCAGAGTCGGGGTACATCCGCTCGTAGTCAGCTTTGGTGATGTCTTCAGTAACGAAGCACCACTTGGCGTCTGCGCCTGTTGGGTCTTGAATGGTTGGATCCATGTAGACCGAGAAGCTGTTGCGTACGCGGCCAATCTTGATGTCTTGATCAAATGTGTTCTCGTCGCAGTACTCGGTCAGGATGCGGATGTAACCTTCGCCGTAGGAGACTTGGTTTTCACAGGCCGTGTCGTAAGCGACATCGGCGTCGCTGATGTATTCAATGTGTCTGACCATTCCATTGAAGATTTCTGCAACTTCAATGTCTGCGTGGTCGTCGGCTGGAATAACTTTGCCACTTGGGCGGTTTTGCCTTTGGTCATTGGTGACCTGCCTTACGTGCTGAGGAAGTTTGTTGACCGTCAAACACGGTCTGGCGTTAATTGTTTGCCCCTGCACCGCGCCACGTGTGGCCAGTACGTCAGCAGGCCATTGCCAGTGGTTGTCGGGCGAACCTGCGTAGAACTTCAGGTCGTCAATCTCATCTTCACGACTTTCAGACAAAGCAGCAATCGCCATGTTCAAACGCGCGCGGGCAGTCGCCAAGACATTAGACTCTGAGCTTTTTTGCTTGCCGCCGTTGGCCACAGCACCTGCTGCGGCAATGCCTGTGTAATCCATTATTTTTTCTTCGCAGTTTTAGCTGACTCTTTGAACGCCTTGGCCGTGGGCGCGCCAGCAGTGCCAGGCTTTCGCATTTTTTCGCCCGAGCCTTCTTTAATGCGCTCGCGCTTTGCGTGAATGTTAGCGTAAAGTCCAGGTTTAGTTGCCATTTAACTCCCCATCCATCCAGTTGCTACAGCACGTTGGCCCGAGTATACCTTGCGTGTGGCTTCAGTGTACTCCCGATGTGCTACAGGAAACGCAAATGTAACAGCAATCGCGTCTGCCGCGTCAGGTGACGCCAGCCCACGTGACTTCATGTCTTTCTTGCTTTCCAAGAAAATTGTTCCACGTGAATCAGGTTTCATCATAGGCGAAATTAAATCAGTCTTTAAGAACCGATCGTTAGGAATGGCGGCGCTTTTCAGCCACTCGCGCATCTTGCCCCACATCTCTGCCCGCTTGTTTCCATACATCACAGGGTGACTGGACTTGTTACCAAAGTTTACACCTTTGATCTTGTACCGTTGCTCTTTCAGCCTGTCCACAATCCCAGCGCCCAGCCCACCTTCGTCGATCACGACCAACGTCGGCTTGTACTCTTCAATCGCTTCAATTACATGCCCCACCACCGTCATGGTGTCGTCGCCCCTGTGCCGCATGATCTTCACGATGTCCCGTCCCTGCCGCACCGCGATGACGGTTGCGTCCGCTCCAAACCGTGCGGGGTCTACGCCGATGATGATGGGTGCTGATTGGTCTTGGTACTTTGTCCGTTTCATGGCGTCGTCCACCAGATCCGCCCCGATGAACTGATCATCCCCCGCGTTGGGAAACATACCGTACACCTCGACGTGCGCTTGGGCTGAATCCGGCCCATATTCGTCGATGATGCGCTGGTACACCGCTTTGTCGGTGCCCTCGACCGTGCGGGCGTCTACCACGCGGGTTTTCCAGAAGTCACGTTTACTGTTAAACGCTTCGTAGAAGTACCCCGTGTTGCGGCGAGGGTTGGAAAACGCCATCCAGAAGCGATTTGGGGTATTTTCTGTGAAAAAACCGCCAGTAACCGCCCAAATTGAGTCGTCTATGCCGCTTGCTTCGTCAAAAATGACCAAAACACCGTCGAAGTTGTGCACACCAGCGTACGCGTCGGGGTTTTCCGCCGACCATAGCCGCCCTTCGACGCCCCAGTAGCGTGTGCCCTTCTTCAAGTCCCGCTCGACCAGCTCAGTCAGCCACTTGGCGGGCATCACGCGGGTGGCTGACACCTCAAACCAGTGGCTGTTGATGGCCATGGCCAGCCATTTTGTGATCTCGGCCCATGTGATACTTCTGAGCTGGGACTCCGAGTTGGCCGAGATGATGGTCGTCGAGCCAATCCTGGTCGCCGCCATCCAAATCGTGATCCAACTGACCAACGCCGACTTGCCAATACCACGGCCAGACGAGATGGCTTCTTGCAGTACGCCAAAATCCAGCTTGTTCTGGTTGATCTTAATGTGCTCAGCGATGTCCAGCAGCACTTCGCGTTGCCATTTGCGCGGCCCTTGGAAATGCTCCAGTGGCGTACCCTTGACGCCCCAGGGGAATGCAAACATCACAAACGCCAGCGGGTTGTCCTTGATGGCCGGACTCCAAAGCCTAGCCATCAGTTCCTGTTCGTCTTCAGCGCTGTAGATAGTGTTCTGCATGTGCCTCTTGTTTCAATTTAGGACTGGGCTCGTTGGCAATGACGTCAATGACGCGCGACTCGGCTTCTCTTAGCGCGCCAGTGATCGAGATGCGCTGATCAACATCTATGCTGATGGACTGCTTGGCCACCCAGCCGTGTGAGTGCTGGAGGATCGCCAGCGCCGCCTTGGCGTCGCCTTCCTTGGCTGCTTTGTGCAAGCACACCGACATCTCCAGTTCGCCGTCGGCTTTGCCTTTAAGCGCGGCCATGTCCGCCATTGGGTCAAGCTCGCACAGTTGCCGGTACTCGGTGGGCAACATGCCGGAAGCCAGGGCCAATGCGTCGCCTTTGAGGCCGAGCTTGGCGGCTTCGTAGATTCGGTTTAACCGCGCTTCGGTTGCAACAACCTTGCGCGGCTCAAATGGAAGACTTTGAAACATGCGCGAATTGTAGGTCATGTGGGCAATATTTAAAAATAAAAAATTGTTTGCGATCCCTCCGTCACCGTTGACCCCTGGCCGTCGGCCCTACCCCCTCCCCCTCAAACCCTTACAGAATCCTTACAGCTTACAAACCTTACAGCTTTCTTACTGTGGGCAATGTAGGCAATGGCTTGGAATAGTTATCAAAATGCTATGCAACAGGGTGGCGCGTGGCCATGTGGCCATGGCCTGGACACTTATCAAAACAATAATGTAGGCAATGTAGGCAATATTGTCATGCGGTTTCAGTCGCTGGCCAAACGGCGTGTCTCATCCTACTGTGTAACTATATAGTATTACATATAAATCTTTCTTAGATCCAACAGAAAACAATGACAATATTACCCACAAAGCCCCAAAAGCCCAGTATTTGCAGCGCTTTCCCGTGGGCAATTTGAAGCCCACGCCACCGCCCACGCCGCGACAATACCGCCCACACCACATTAGGGTTTGTCCCTATAAAATAGTTGTTGACAATTGCAAGGGAAAACCTTACATTATCTTCACCGGCGCGATATTGCACCGGCAACAAACCAAAGAAAGTACATCATGAATCACAAAATCAACATCACAAAATCACGCGCTGGCCATTACACCGTCACCGTGCGCGACCCTCAAGGCTTCCGCGTATACATTCGCGACATGGTGTCAACATTGCAAATGGCGCGCCGGTATGCATTCGAATACATGGACAGTGTCAACGCGACGCGCGCTTAAATTCAATCCCGCGCGGCCACACCGGCCGCGCATAGTCCAATCAAATACAGGAAAGTAAACCATGAAATTCGAAATTCAAACCTATACATTGTGCGCGGGCTGGATCAATATTTGGGCGGATGACGGCGAGCCCGTGCTATTCGATACCCGCGAAGCCGCGCAGGCCGAGCTGGCCGATTTTTTGGCCGAGCAAGCCCACGCCGTCCAGCTCGGTTACTTGGAAGACTTCAGCGCCGAAGATTACAAAATTGAAGAGGTGGCAGCATGAATGTCCATTTAACACTTAAAAGCGCTAACGCTAAAACCGGCCCGATTCCCGTATCAACCACCGAGCGCGCCAGTTGCCCCAGCGATTGCAAAATGAAAAGCGAATGCTATGCGGCCAGCGGCCCGCTGGCGCTTCACTGGGCGGCCGTGTCGAACGGCACCCGTGGCACGTCATGGGGTCAATTCTGCGACACAGTCGCGGCCATGCCCGCCGGTCAATTGTGGCGTCACAATCAAGCGGGCGATCTGCCCGTGGCCGGTGGCACGGTTGACGCGGTCAAATTGGGCCAATTGGTGGCCGCGAATACTGGCCGCCGTGGCTTCACGTATTCACACCACCGCGACGCCGCGTCAATTGATTGGATCCGCCACGCCAATCAATGGGGCTTCACTGTCAATCTATCGGCCAATGATTTAAACGACGCCGATTATCTGGCCAGCCAAAACGCGGGCCCCGTGGTGGTAGTGCTGCCCAGCACACAAACCCAAAACACCACCACGCCAGCGGGCCGCGCCGTGGTTATCTGCCCAGCAACCCAGCGCGACGATGTGTCATGCGCGACGTGCCAGCTTTGCCAGCGCCAGCGCTCGGCCATTGTCGGTTTTCCGGCCCACGGCACCAAAAAACGTGTAATTGACATCAAGCTGGCCACGGCATAAGGGGATCGACATGCAAAACAATATATTTCCGAAATTCGACACACACGCCGCCGTTGATTGTTTTCACTGCGACGCGCCGATCGGCCATGAAAAACCCTTGTTTTATGGTTTCCCGCGTGGCGCATACGGCATGTGGTGCAACACGTGCAAGCTTCGCACGTATTACGACACGGCCGACACGTCGATCAAATTTGACAAAAAAGGGGATCCACTGGCCACGACGTGCGATTGTGGCTGCACCACGCCGCGCGATCAATGGGACAGTAGCGACGGCTGGCCGCGCTGCCCTGACTGCCAATATATTTAAGGGGAAAACCATGCAAAAACGAATGCTTGCAAAATACCACGGGCGCGACGCCCACACCGGCGCGTCGATCCGCCCAGGCGATGAGATTATTTTCGACACCGTCACCCGTACGGCGTGGCATACGGATGAGGATTACGATTACACGCCGCCGGTGGCCGTGCGGCCGTATCAAAGCGACGTTTTAATAATCGGCGGCGCAGAGTATTTTCGCAACAAAGCGGGCCGGTGCATAGATGCACCATGCTGCGGCTGCTGCACTATCTGAAAGGGTTGACCATGTTTAGCACATATCTGCGATTAAATCTGCCCGTATGGGCCACGCCACGCGACGTTATCCGCGCCACTTACGGGCGACTCAAACCCAGCGCGCGGGCACGGGCCCACCGTGGGCCACGCCACGCCATTTTGCGCGACATGCTGGGGCACCACGCCGCCGCGCAGGCGCTGCATGAGAGGGTCACGTCATGACCTACTATAAAAGCAAAGCCGCCGCGCAGGCGCTGGCTGATGAATTGACGCTACAGGATCGCGACGCGTGGCGGTATGACGTGCAAGCATGCCCGCGCGGGTTCTACGTCGCGGTTTTTGATGATGATGGACATTTTTTGGGGGTTTTATGACTATTCGACAGTTTTTTGACGCCGTGGGCTTTGCGTTTTTTATCGCGCTGCCCTTTGTGATTTATTTTTTGGAGATGAAACCATGAATGAATTTAAATACGAGTTGACGCCCACTATGCGCGCGGAGGGCGGCTGGGAAAAATGCGACGAAAGCGAAGCCGACCAGTGGTCAGTTTATGAGCGCGACGCCGACGGGCTGGCCGTTTGGGTGGCGGATTTTGCGCGCAAAGAGGATGCAATTAATTTTATAGGGAGCTTTGAATGAAAACAATCGACGAACAAGAACGGGCCGCATATGCTGCGGGCGACACCAAAACCGCCGAGCTGCTGGCCAGAATTGACGCGCTACAGCGCGCGCTGGGGCAGGCGGTGGCTGAAAACGACGAGCTGCGCGATGAATTGAACGAGCTGCGGGAGATGGCCAATGATTAATCCAATATTTGCTCAAGCGCTGGCCCCGTGGACACCACCGCCCACGCCCGCCGAGCTGGTCACCCGTGCCCTGATTCTGGCCCTCACGGCGCCGGACGCTGCGCGGGCGCAAGAATGCGCGGACATGGCCGAGCACTGGGCGCAGGGCTTGACCGATGCCGAGGTTGAAGCCTGCAAAGCGGAGGCCATGCAATATGTCTAACCTTGCGGAATTCTGCGCGCTGCCGCGCACCATGCACGAGCTCGAGGCCGAAGGGTTTACCCGTGACCAAGTTTACGGGGCCGTGAAACGCGGCGAGCTGGTCAATCAAAACCGAAAAGATGCATGGGGGCGCATCAAGCGCGGCGCGGGCCTGTTTACCGTGGCCGCACCGGCTGCCGTATACGATGCCGCGCCACTGGTGGACGCATGGCGGTGATCATCGCGGCCATTCTGGCCGCTATACTTGCCGTGCTGCTGGGTTTATAGCAGTTGCCAAAACCTTACAGCCCCGCCTAGTGCGGGGCTTTTTCTTTACTCGACCATATCGCGCAATTCTGACTTGGTGGCCTTGGCCAGCTCAGGAGCGCAAAATATATGCTTCTTTGTGCCATGCAGGCGCGACGCCATGCGGCCCATGTCGATCCATCCGGCCTCTTTAAGGGCATGCAATAGAGCTGCCTGCACTATCTTGACCCCAGCAGGGGCCAGGCCCTGCAAGCGGTCGCAAACGGCGTGGAAGGGCGACGCAATGGCCCCACGGGAGAATTCACCCACGCGGCGCGTCATCTGGTCAACTAGGAAAGACTCGGCGGTGCTCATGCCGTGCTCGACCATGATGGCTTTGGCCTCAGTCATGGGGGGCGGCGCTGAGGGGTTCCAATCGGACACGTCGCGGGTGTGCAGGTAATGGGCGACGGCCTCAAAGCCTGCGCGGTGCTGGTACCAGTTCCAAATCGAGATGGCCTGCGCTTCGGGTAGCTTAGAGGCGGCGCACCACAGGACAAACCACCGGCGATCTTCTGAGGGGAGCGAGATGGCCACGCGCTCATTGGAGAATGCAATGACAAACACGCGGTTCAGGGCCATGTACGGGTGCAAGCCCTTGCGGTTGACCATGAGAAGCTCAGGGGGCGCTGCAATGATGGGCTTGAGGGTGTTTTCAAGCGCGCGCCGATCCTTGGCCTCTGCTTGGCGTAGCTCGGCGATTTCCATCACTTCACACTCGAGGGCGTAGCCCCACTGGGAGTTAAGGTCTTCGTTTTTGACCAGTGAGCAGTTGGCCTTGGCCTCGCCACCGATCGCCCAGAAGAAGGGGGCGAAGAGGGTGTCTTTGCCGCTGCCATGGTTGCCGCCCATGAGGATGGCGTGGTTGATCTTATGGGCGGGGAATTGCACCTTGTGGGCCAGGGCGTTCAGCAGGTGCTCACGCTCGAAGGGCTCGGGCACCATGCGCTCGACGTGCGCCAGCCACGGGCTGACGTCACCGGCCTTGGGTGCTGGGCGGGCGTCGCGCCAGCGGTTGCCGTAGGCCAAGCCGTCGCGGGCCACCAAGATGGACGCGCCTGCTGCGTAGGTGATGCCGGTCAGGGCTTTGGCCCCTTTGGCCTGCCTGTTTTCGTCAAACGATATGGACGCCTCGACCTTGCGTTTGCTGTTGTGGATGGACTTGCAGTCGATATGGCGGAACAAGGCGTTGAAGGTGCCCCGCGTCAGCTCGCGCCGGTCTTGCATGTCGAAGTAGGCGTCATCGTCTTGGATGTACGCAAAGCGGTTCCACCACTCGGACTTCTCAACCCTGCCAAGCTCTTTGCGCTCGACCTCGGCGATGATGCGCGCGGCTTCGTTGGGGTACTCGACTGTAGGCGTGAGCTTGGACAGGGCCGAGTCCATGGCCTGCGCCAGCAGTTCCTCGCGAAGCCCAGGGGTGTGCGCTGGGCCGTCGTTGTCGGCCACCCACTGTAGGAACAGACGGGAGTCGAAGTCCACGCAATGCGAATGCAGGCAACAGTAGGCACGGTTGGCGGGCATGTACCGGCCCTCGGGGTTGCCGTCGGTGTGCTCGGCGCTGTTGGGGCAGATGACGCCCGCCCAGCCCTCGCCGTTGGGGCGGGACAGCAGCAGGCCCTGCTGGGAGAGCCACGCCATGACGTCATCCGCACCATCGTCGGACAGGCGGATCGGGCGCAGGGTAAGGGAGTCGGGCTCGACTGGTGTGACGCCAAGCGTGGCGCAGATGTCGGTCAAGGTGTACTCGCGCTCGGGGTGGAACTCGACCAAGCGGGCTTCAAAGCTGTCGCGGCCAGGCTTCAGGTTGACCGAGCCAGGCAAGCGGAAGTTGCGGACGGGGTTGCAAGCCCCAGGGTCGGTGTAGCCCGCGTCTGCAATAGCTTTAATGGCTGCGCTGAACTCGGCCTTGGTGGGCTGGTCAACGAAGGCGTAGCCCCACTGGTAGGAGCCCTCGGACGTTTCCATGATCCACGTGGGCTCCAGCGGTGGCGTCTTGGACTTGGTGCCGATGTCGTCCAGCATCATCACCAAGATGTACTCGCAATTGGCGGCTGACGCTGACACGCGGCCATCCATAAAGCGGTCGATGATGAACGAAGCGGTGTTGCCGTACCACGCTTGGCCAGCCTTGATCCGGCTTGCGTCGGGCAACCACGCTGGCCATGTGCACTTGACCGCGCCGTCGGCGTGTAGTTGGATCTCGCCGTCCTTCAATTGTGGTTTTTGACGCACAATCAGAGCCGTCTCGCCTTCAGGGGCGAGTTTTGTGATAAAGTCCAGAAATTCCACTTAGATCTCCTTTTGAGCCCGCCTGCCAGCGGGCTTTTTATTTGCCATATCTAGACATGATCGCCACCTCGGCGTCTAAGGGCAAACCCTCAGCCCACGCGGGTGGCGTACACATCACTTCTTTCAGTCGAGCGGCCATTTCCTCTGGCCGATCGGTTTCCAACACTATCTCGTCATGGACGTGCAAGACCACGTCATCAAGCTGGCGCAGTGAGTGGCGCAGCAGATCGTTGGCGGTGGCTTGGGTGATATTCTCACATGCCAAGCCCTTCCAAAGCCTTGCACGGGGCCATTCTTTTGCGTCTGCCGCTGGCTTCCACGCCGCCTTGGCGTAGGTCACGCCATCGGGCTCCAGCTTGGCAAACGGGTAGCACAGCACACGCCCAGAGGGTAGAGCGTACCAAAGGTGCTGGCCGTCGAACATATAGGTAACCCGACCCACGCTGAAGCCGTGGCCTTTGTTTCTCATGGCGCGGGTGTAGGCTTCTTCTAGGCTCTGCCAATAAGGTACCGACCAAGGGTTTGCCCTACGCCACGCGTCCACCATGCGCTTGGCGTCGGACTCGGGCAGGTGTACGCCGTACACACGGCCCATGGCCGCAAAGGCACCCACGCCACCGGCAAAGCCGCAGGCCAGCTCTTGAACCTTGCCGATCTGGCGCTGATGATCGTCTACCGCGTCCACGGCCACGCCAAAGGTGGCCGAGGCGTTGACCTTGTAGACGTCCTCGCCCTTGGCAAAGATGGCCAGCTTGCGCTCGCCTGCTGGGCAGTTGGACAGCCACGGATTGGCGCGGGCTTCAATGGACGACCAGTCGGCCACGACTAGGTGCTTACCCTTAGCCGGTATCAGTGCGGGCCTGAGCATTCCTTTGAGGACATCAGTAACGCGCTTTCCAAATTTAGGAACAATTGAATGGCCTCTGACCATTGCAGTTCTAACGTCTTCGGGCGACTCGGCGCACTTGCGAGTGAAATTGTGAACTTGGGCTCCGTAGCTTGAAGCTCGGCCTGTCGCAGATCCTCCAGCAAACACGAAAGCTCCCCTGACCCGCTGATCCTCGACGTCTGCGAGGCTTGCAAGGCGGCTGAACTTAGCAACCGAAGACGCCCATAGGTCGTCCGCGCATTGGATGACCTCGGCAACAGCGGGCGGTATCTCATCTGGGTTCTCCATAGCGAGCAAGTTGGCCCGCACAGTCTTGTCAATCGAATATTTCTCACCAGACCACATCAGCTTCAGGGCCTGTGGCCCCACGCGGTCAATGACCCACTGGCGCATCTTAGGTGACCTGACGCTGGTAATGGCTCCTTCGGTCACCTCGGCCACGATCTGCTCAATCTCAATCAGCTCGTCGCTGGCGAACTTGACGGCGGCGTTGCACAAGGGCACGTCCACCAACACGCCACGGTCGTTGATGCGCTCGTTGACGTGGTAGTCGGCCAGCTCGTCAGCACTAAGGGGGCGCAGGGCCTTGCTGATCGACCGCATGGCGCGCACGTCCTGTTCGCAATAGGCCACCATCTCGGCCATGAGCGCAGGGTCTTCGCGGAAGGTGCCGTCAGCCTGTGGGATTGACAGCAGGCGGATCAACTGGGCACCACGGTGGTCTTTCTTCATGGACGCGCCAGCAAAGCGGCCAACGTCTTCCAGCGAGCCAGGCGCGCAGTTGGCGCGGGCTTGTGCTGCGGTGCAGACAAACTGCTCAAGCTCAAAGTTAATGCCCAACACGTACCAAAAAATCAGGCGTTCAAACGCCGCGTTGTGGGCGTAGATCATGCCGGTGTGGGTACGTACTGCTTCGGGAAACGGTTGCGATGGTAGCCACGTCTGGACGTCATCATCGTCAAAGGCGTAGGACATACATAAAACACACGTTGAGTTGTCTTGCGCGTAGTTGTAAACGCCTGCGGCTTTTAGGTCGCAGGCGCTACGGGTTTCAAAGTCAACCCAAAGAGTCATCAGGCAGACCGGCGACGACGACCTGCTGGTGCAGCGGGTGCTTCCGCAACAACTTCAGGTTCGCCATCCATGCTCACCCAGTCGATGATCTCGAACACGGGCGTGTAGATCTTGCCGTAGGACTTGTGGCTGTAGTGATCCTTCTTCAGGCGCACGATGGCCACGGGCTTGGTCTGGTCTTTCTCAACCTGTTCAGCCAAGGCGATGGCCAAGGTTTGAACTGATTTTTTACCGCCCACTGACGTGGTGGTGTACCGAGCTTCCATGCCCTTGTCTTCGCCGCTGATGCACTTCAAAGACAAGCCCACTTGAGTTTCCCAACCCTTCTTGGCACCTGGGGGCGCTTCGTCGAGTTCAGGCAATGGCTGGCTGACGCTGGCCATCTTTTCGGCCAACACCTCACCGTCACCCCAAGCGATAAAGCCGTGGACAAACGAGAAGGGATTGACCGCCCATGTGGAGTCGTCTTCCACTTCGGTCTGGTCTGCACCGAAGACCCAGTGGCCGGTCTTGTCCATTTTCAGGATGACCGTACCAGCTGGGCCGACATCGGATTGGATTGAACGCAAAGCGGTGGACAGGGTGGAGACTGCTGGCAAGCCAGCTTGAGAGAACGCTACTAGATTGGACATGATTTTCCTTATTGAAGTTTAGAAAGGGCAGCGGTAAGTTGCTTCCCGATTTGCAACACTTCTGGGCGCGGGTCATCCGCGCTTGCCAGTGTTGTACCTGAGCTGACGGCGACGACCAGATCATCCGGCAGGGCAATCTTGCGCTTTTTGAGCGCCTTCTCAGCCTTGGCCGGAGAGATCACAGACATCTCCATCACCTCAGATTCTGTCAGACCGAACGCGAACAGGGCGACCTTGGCCTTGTCTTCGTCAGTCCATTGGCGGATGGCGCGTTTGGCCACCAGCTTGTAGTCAGGGAGCTTGGCTCCAGAGTCGAGCATTTGCAACGCCAAAGCGCGCAAGTCGCTGATCCATTGCTCCAGCATATCAGCATTTTTAAGATACGCGCTGATCATGGGCGCGTCCAAGTCGTCGATCTTGGTCTGCAAGGCACGGTCAACAGCGCCAGTCATTTGAGGGCAGATGGGCTTGGCTGTGCACCAGCGGCAGTGGTCACCCGTCTTGATCAAAGCGTCAGGCTTTTCGGCCTGCTTGACGGCACTTACCAAGTCACGTTCAAACTGAGCAATACGCGCTGGCGTGGTTGTCCAACGCTTGATTTGAGGCGGCTGGACGATGATCATCTCGATCTCATCAACACCTTCAAATGCCCACTTGGATTGTTCAGTACGCATGGCCGCAGCGGCGTAGAACATCAGTTGGGGATTTTCTTCTGCGTCTACTGCGACGCCATCACCAAACTTCCAATCCAAGACGACAGCTTTATTCCTAATCCGACCAATGAGATCTGTACTGCCAAAGACGCCAGGCAACAAGTCACCAAAACCAACACGTGTTTCAGCTTCAATTTCCATCTCCTTGTTTGGGTCGATAACGTCAAGCGCGGCCAAGGCGACTTTGAGCTTGTCGTCGATCAATTCTTGGGTCAATGTGATGTCGTTGTACTTGGTGCCGAGGTAGTGCTCAGGCGCGTCATCACTCATTACAACCTCAGCGATAACGTTGTGCAACAGTGTGCCCTCATCGGCGTATTTGCTGCTGGGCTGTGGTGGCATCTTCTGCACCAAGGCCACTGAGCCTGGGCAGTTGATGACGCGCTTGGCGGTTGAGCCGCCGACGATGCTACTGTGATTCATCTTTAATTTCCTCTTTAGTGAAGGTGAATGTTTTGCTGTAACTGTAGCTGTCAAGCTCTACTGTATTGAACTCATTGGGAAACTTGGTTTGCGCCCACTCCAACAAGATTTTTTCTGCTTCGGTTTGTGTCATCGTTAACTTCATTTGAATCTCCTTTAGTTGATTGAGACTGAACTATAACACAGAAAATTTATTTGTGCTAAACTTTTTGACATGAAAGAAAAAATAGTTGAAAATCACTTCATCTGGGCTGTTGAGCGCATTGGTGGCAAGACGTACAAGTTCACGTCCCCAGGGCGCAAAGGCGTGGCCGACAGGATTGCATGTTTGCCAGATGGCAGTACTTGGTTTGTTGAGTTGAAAACCAAGGGTGGTCGGCTGTCGGTGTTGCAGAAGATGTTTGCGGATGAGGTTGTAAACCTCAACCAACGATACGCATGTTTGTGGACAAAGGAACAGATTGATGAGTGGATTAAAAGTACTTAACCTTTACGCGGGCATTGGCGGTAACCGCCGCCTATGGGGGGGGTGTGAAGTGACGGCTGTTGAATATTCGCCCGAGATCGCCAAAGTGTACGCACAGCTATATCCGCAAGACACGGTTGTGGTTGGCGACGCTGTTGCGTATTTAGAGGCGCATTACGCTGAGTTTGACTTTATATGGGCCAGCCCACCTTGCCCAAGCCACGGTCAATACCGTCACAACGTAGGTGTGATCGGCAAAGGCTTTGCGCCCATCATGCCTGACATGACGTTGTACGCGCAGATAGTGTTTTTGCAGCACTACGCCAAAGGCAAGTGGGTCATTGAAAACGTCAAGCCGTATTACGAGCCGTTGGTCAAGCCTACGTTTGAAATGCAACGTCATCTTTTTTGGTCAAACTTTGACGTGCCCCCACGCAGATTTGAAAAAGCCGACATCCGCCACAAGAACAAGATTTCTGACTTTGACGGCCACGAAGTAGTTGCCGCCAGCAAGATACCAAACAAGCGCCAGGCGTTGCGTAACTGCGTTGACGCTGATCTTGGTTTGCACATTTTTAAAAGCGCGTATGGAACTTAGACCCTACCAAGATGAAGCGGCTGACTTCTTGTACGAGCGCAATCGGGCCATGATCTTGGCACCTGTTGGCGCGGGCAAGACAGCCATCACTTTGACGGCCATGCAAGACATGCTGGCCAACGGCGTGGTCAAGCGGTTTCTTGTCCTCGCACCCAAGCGCGTCTGTACCGACGTGTGGCCAGTCGAACAGCCCAAGTGGGCCCCTGATGTGCCGGTGGCCGTGGCTGTGGGCACACCTAAGCAACGCACAGCAGCACTGCGCTCCAAGGCGCAGATTGTGGTCAGCAACTACGACAACATCCAATGGCTGGCCGAGCAGGCGCTGGACTTTGACGCCATCGTGTTTGACGAGCTGACGCGCTTGAAGAACCCCAGCGGCACACGTTTTAAAGCGTTGCTAAAGGTGCTGGAGCCCATGACCATTCGCTGGGGCTTGACCGGCTCATTCACCAGCAACGGCTTGGAGGACGTCTTTGGCCAGTGCAAGATCGTTGACCAGAACCTGCTTGGCCGCTCCAAAGGCGCGTTTATGCAGCAGTATTTTGTCCTAGTGAATAAAGACTTCGGTGAGTGGGCACCACGTGTTGGCGCGCTGGGGCAGGTCATGCAACGCATCAAGCCAGCGACCTACGTCTTGGAGCCAGGTGAGTACAAGGACAAGCTGCCGCCCATGCACGTGGTCGAGGTGCGGTGCGACCTGTACGACCGTGAGCCGTACGAGAAGATGAAGAAAGACTTTCAAGCGCTGGACGTGACTGCGATCAATGCGGGGGTTGTGACCGGCAAGTTGCAGCAGATGGCCAGCGGGTTCGTTTACGACACACGCAGGACGGCTTCTGACGTGCCTGGCAAGTTCGATTCTACGCAGACGCCGATCTGGTTCAGCGCGCACAAATTTGACCGACTTGAAGAGTTACTTGATGAAAACCAACACGCCAACACCATCATCGTCTACCAATACCAAGAAGAGCTTGCTGAGCTCAAGCGCCGCTACAAACACGCGGTCACCCTTGACGACAAAGACGCCATTCAACGTTGGAACGACGGGCAAGTCGAGCTTTTACTGGTGCATCCGAAATCCGCAGGACACGGGCTCAACCTCCAGTTCGGCGGCTGTCGAATTGTTTTCTTGTCCCTGCCTTGGTCGTTGGAACTGTACGAGCAGACCGTCGGGCGTCTGCGCCGATCGGGCCAGCGCCACGACGTCTGGGTCTACGTGATGATGACCAACAAGACTATTGACGAAAAGATTTGGGGCGCGCTACATGACAAGCGCGCGGTGTCGGATATTGCAATGGAGGAGTTGAAATGAGATTACTTAAATGGAAGACCCAGCTTAAGGCGGAGAAGTCTATCCGCAAGATTTACCAGCGTGACTTCAACGCCGCTTGGCGCAAGTTGAGCAAGAACATGAACATGATTAAACAACTGGAGGACAAAATTGCAAATCACTTGGCGAAAACTAAACAGTGAACTCAAGACCTTTGACGAGCAGAAGGTGTTGGACATGCTGACCCATGAGCGAACCAACGCCAAGCGTGTGGTGGTGCTGGAGCGTCTGCACCAACGCTACACCATGCTGCGGGCGTCCAGAGAGCGTATTGAACTTTTACAAGAGGCCAGACGACCATGATATTTGACCGTTTACTTGTCGCTGCTGTGTGCGGTTGGTTGGGTGTGGCGGGCTTGTTGCCCGACCCGCCCCTGACGCCTGCTCAAATGCAGGCCAAAGCAAAGAGAGCGCAGACCAGCGAAATCTGCGAGCGCAAGAAAAAGAGCAAGACCGTGAGAGAGATGTGCAGACGTTGGGAGGCGCGCAATGCTTGAGGCGATCAAAACGTTCTTTGGCCGGTTGCGTGGGCGCGGGGAAACAGTCGTCGCCCAAGGCTTTGTGTGGCGCTGTACGCAGTGCAACTTTATATTTCTAACCCGAACAATTGCAGAGAAGCACCCATGCCAAGACCAAAAAGTGAACTGACAAGCGTGGCCAAGAACATTGGAGTGCGCTTGATTCCAGCGCACTACGAAGAGTGGAAGAAACTGGGTGGGCCCAAGTGGTTGCGCCAGCAGTTAACCAAGAGCATCCAGGAGAAGAAAAGTGTTTGACACGTGGAGCCGTGAGAACTTGGTAAAGTTTGCCAAGGAAGCCGACGAGAAGCTGTTGGAACAAGACGAGCGCATCCAGCAGTTGGAGCAAGACTTGAAAGACGCCATCAAGGCGTACAGGGAGCTGAACAATGGATCTTGAAGATGAAGCGTTCAACGAAATCGAGCGTCAGAGTAAGTGGCGCAAAGAATCAGTAAGAGTGGCGCTGAACCCCTACCGCGACCAAGTTATCGAAGAGATAGCGCAGGCCATTTTAAAGATGGAAAACTTTGGCCACGACACCCTTCACAGTTTTGCAATTTACATCAGGAGCCTAAAATGACTGACTACAGTGACTACGAAACACAACGCGCAATTTTGATCGAGTACCTCCACGTGATGATTGCGCGGTGCGACTGGCACGGCGTCGCCGATGTGGCGATGGATTTGCGCGAACTTGAGGCCGAGAACAAATGAAAATATTCGGATATGTTTGGACTAAACACAACCACGAACCGAAGTTCTTCTGGACAGAAGGCCCCGCCAAAGAAGTTCAACGCAACTTCGGTGGCGAGGTCGTGCCGGTTTACAAATAAGCGCGGGTGCCTTGCTTGTCGATGATCAGCGCCATGTTGCGTGGCTTGCTGTCTTCGGTGTTGGGGATTGACACATGCGTCCAACGATCAAACTCGCGGATCACTTGGTCGTAGGGCAGGTCAGAGCTGACGATGGCGCTCACCACCTCATCTGGCGTCATGCCAGGCACACGAAAATCGCAGGCGCAGCCACGTCGATGCTGTGATTTGTCCGAACTACCCACTGCACGGTTAACTTCCGCAGAGCGAAACGCAGAATTCACAAGGATCGGTTTGCCGCCCAACAGCGCTTTGATTTGTTCAAGGAAGTTAGCCAACCGGTACAGATTGGCCAATTCATCTTCGTTGGGCACGTTGTCAAACTCACGGTGGTCGGTGTGGGTCAGCTCATCAAGGGTGAACGATGGTGTGAGGTTCATTGGGCGCTCCTAGCGTTGTTGTACAAGGTAATGCAGGCGTTCAGTTTGGTGATGGCGCGGTCGCCTTCCTCTGCTATGGCGACAAGAGCTTTAGCAGTCTCTCGGTCAAGCTCGGCTGATGGCGCTCCTCCACTATCTCCGCTGGCAACTGCGGTATCTGTGGCGGCTGGTACGGGGCAGGTCGTTTTGACGCGCAACCTGAGAGCGCCAGAGTCAATAGCAGCATCGCGCTGCTTCGTGGCAAGTTTGGCTTTTTCATTGGTCTTCCTCAGTGCATCAGCGGTGGTGGTTACAGCGGTTGTCAGGGCGGCTTCTTTGGCTCGGGCTTCGGTGTTCAGGCGGTCAACTTCAACCTGCTGGGCTTCCTTCTCGACATATTTGCCGTAGAAATACCCGCCGCCGAAGGCGATCAGTAGCGCCAGCAGGCCAGACAGCAGGTCACGCATCGTTGGCCTCAGCGTTGGCTACGGCGTTGGCTACAGCCTTGATGCCAGAGCGGCCAGCAACGCCGCCTAAGACGCCAGTGATGAACACCATGATGGTGCTGATCTGTTGCGTGTAAACCTTGTCGATGGGAGCCATACCAGCCATTGGTTGGGTGACGTAGGTGACTGAGTACAGGAATGCTGCAACTGACCCAAACAGGATCATCACCAGAACAATGATGACAAAAGCCCAGACGCGCACCTCGATCTCTTCGGCGGTAAGGCGATTGCTGACATTTTTAATTACTGTAGCCATCACTTCTTCTCCTGTTCAGGTTTAACAAGCATTTCAGGGCAAGTGCCAGTGGCGGTGCAGATTGGCGGCTTGCATTCGGTGTTACTCCAGTTTGTTGGGTTTTGGCACGGGTAACGATAGCGGTCTTCGCACCCTGTCAAAAACAGGATTGTCGCTAAAAGAATCAGGCTTTTTGTCACGTCGTTCCCTTTCAATCTGCCGTCTTAATTTCTCAACCTTTTCCATCTGCTGCTTAACCTCATGCTTGGCCTCCAAGATGTCCAAATACAGCATAGCGCCCATCGGCAGAAGCAAAGCAATCAGCACACAGCAGGCGACCCAGCCCATGATTTCCTCTCCTATTTCTTGATGAACAGAAACCACATCCAGATGTACAGGATTAGAACCGCCGTTCCCCCCAGATACGCTTCTTTGAGCAGGAATTGTCTTTTTGCTTCCCGCCGTCGCCATGCCTTGTACCTCTCTTTTGCCTCTTGGTCTTTTCTGGCTCCTTCTTGTTCCTTCTTGATGGTGTCGCGCATCTTGAACACCTTGCTGTACAGCGCCCCCATCTCAGGTGGGCTTTGGTACACCATTGTTTCTCTGATTGTTACTTCCAATTCAGCCATCTGATCCAACGCCATGACCCGCTTCAGCGCGGCTTCCATGTGGTTTTGGTTGGGATCGTAGACGGTCTTGGATTTTTCTTCCTCTTCCCTTATGTGGGCCGCCAACTGCTCCTGAAGCCTAAAGAACTCGGTGAGGTGTTTGACCACATCGACCATGACTTGGGTTTCGTTGACAGCTACATACTTTTCCTTTTTTCGCGCCGCTTGCGCCACAGGCTTTGCT